CGCATCAAGCGCCGCGCCTCTGGGGCAGCAGGGCCACCGGCATCATTGGCTGCGAGCGAAATCTGCTGCAATGAAACTGATAATACTTTTTGGTATGGCAAAGGAAACAGCGGCGGCCTAGCGACAAGCATCATTCCGATTGGCGGCGGTTCGGTCACGATCAGCGATACTCCACCAGCGAGCCCGAACGTCGGCGCTTTGTGGTGGGACAGTGTCGGCGGCCAGCTTTATTTGTTCTACAATGACGGCACTTCGTCTCAGTGGGTAGCGGCCAACAGCGTTCCTGGTCCAGCCGGTGCTACCGGTCCGGCAGGAGCGACAGGGCCGCAAGGCCCTGCTGGGCCTGTGCAGGGCCGCAATCGGATCATCAACGGCCACTTCGTCGTCGATCAGTACCACAACTTTGCGGCGGTCGTTCCAGCGACAACTGGCGCAGTCTACGTCTGCGACCGCTGGTCCTTGTATCTGACGCAGGCGAGCAAGATACAGACGCAGGCGACATCAAGCGGTCCGTATCCTACAGGTGTCACCGGAATTATAGCGGTATTTACGTCGGCGGTTTTTACGCCAGCGGCAACGGACGTTTTCCAGATTAGTCAGCCTATTGAATTCCAGAACATCGCCGACTTTCAGTTCGGCTATTCCTCAGCATCTCCAGTCACGCTTTCGTTCTGGTTTGCCGCGAATAACAATGGGACATACTCAGGTTCGTTGTTTGGTGGTGGTAATCGCAGTTATGTGTTCACTTTCTCATACACTGGTGGAGGTGGGTGGCAGAAAATTAGCCTTACGATCCCCGGCGACACTGCTGGGACGTGGCTGCCAAGCGGCGGTGTGTCCGTCAAAGGGCTAGAGGTAAGGTTTGATCTTGGCTGCGGCGCGAGCTATCGCGCGGCTCCATCAGGGTGGGTGGCCGGAAACTATGTCGGCGCCAGTGGCTCTGTGTCTTTAGTGGCGATCTCAGGGGCGTTGATATACTTCGCCAACGTGCAGCTAGAGCTTGGCTCGGTCGCCACGCCGTTCGACTTTCGGAGCGTCGCTGACACGCTTGCGGCATGCCAAAGATACTATGAGGTTCAGGCTGGCGATATGATTAGTATTAACACGGTTAGCGCGGCTGCTTACTATAAGTATACGCCGTTCGCTGTCACCAAACGTGCTCCGCCGCCGACGATAGCCTTCGTCTATAACAACGCAAGTGGTTTCCCATCTACTTTGCCAACTGTCAACAACGCCCAGCTTAATGGATTGACTTGGACGGTTACTTCGAATGCTACAGTCAATGGCGGATTTTACCAAGTGAGTTGGACCGCCAGCGCGGAGCTATAATCATGTACACTCAGTGTATCAACTCGCTGACCGGAGAAGTGCACACGTACATCATTCGCGATTCCGATGGTGCTACCATTCCTGACGATCCGGCTAATAAGGATTGGCAGGAATATCAGGCGTGGCTCGCCGAGGGCAATACGCCAAATCCGCCGAGCGCGCTGTGATGCTTGATTTCCCAAATAGTCCGACGACCGGACAGGTTTTTAATAATTGGAAATGGGATGGAGCAAAGTGGGTAACGACAGGCGGCGGTGGTGGTGCCGTCAGTACCGATGCATTGAATTTAGCAACTCTTGGCAGTGACAGCCTTATCTATGTTCCTGACGCGGTGCACGATGGCTCGACGTATGGTCGCGCCAATGGAGCCTGGGGCAAGGCCCTGTCTGCCTCTGGCGGGCAGACCATCAGTGGCGGATTTGTGCTGGCACCGAACAATCTCGGGACGATTGCCAGCTCGCTAACGCCGAATCCGCTTCTCGGTAACTATCAGTTTGGCACGAACGGCAGCGCGATCACGATCAACGCGCCGACATCGGACTGCGCCATGGATATCTTGGTTATTAATAGTGCGAGCGCGGGTGCCATCACGTTCTTCGGCTACACGGTCGGCTCCAACACCGGGGATGCGTTGACCACGACCAGCGGCAACAGGTTCGTCATCTCGATCCGGCGGATCAACGCCATCTCGACTTACACGATCAAGGCGCTTCAGTAATGGTAACCCCGGTCAACATAGCACTGACAGGGTCAGGCACATGGACGGTTCCGTCAGACTGGAATAGCGCGAATAATAAGATCGCGGCTATTGGCGGCGGTGGTGGTGGAGGTGGTTACACTACTTCCGAAGCAGGCGGCGGTGGTGAGGGCGGCGCGTGCAGCGGCATCGTCAACGCTACACTGACTCCAGGGAGCATCATCAATTACAACGCTGGCGGCGGCGGCGTTGCGGGTGTTTTCAACGTCGCAGGCGGGAACGGCGGCGACTCCTGGTTTGGTGGCACCAGCTACGCGACTTCGTTGGTTGCAGCCAAGGGCGGCGCCGGTTGCGCTGCTACCGGCGCTGGGGGTAGTGGCCTTGCGCTTGCTGCCAATGGCATCGGCACGACAAAGTTTTCTGGAGGCGGAGGCGGAGGTGTGGCGTTCAACGCGAGCTTTGGCGGCGCTGGCGGAGGCGGTGCCGCGAGCTTGACTGGTGCTGGCCGCGCGGGTGGTACCACTGCTGGCAACACATATGCTGGCAGCGGCGGAGGTGGCAGCGGCGGTCCATCGTCAACGGCTGGCGGTTCTTCCGGTGGAAACGTCGCAGCCGCTGGAGGCGCATCCGGCAACGGCACTGCGGGAGGCGCTGGCGGAGCCACGAATGCCGGGAGTCCAGGAAGCAGCGGCAGCGGTGGCGGAGGTGGCGCTTATGGCGGCAGCCCAGCGAACGGTGGTGCTGGCGGAGCCGGGCAGGACTTCGACGCGTCGCACGGCTCCGGTGGCGGTGGCGGTGGCAGCGGTGCAGGCAATCCCGAAAATGGTGGGGCTGGCGGATCGTATGGCGGCGGCGGCGGCGGCGCTGGCAGCAACACCGTCTCCGGAACTGTCGGCGGTGTCGGCAGCGGCGGTCTGATCTTCATCGCCTACACGCCGCTCCCCAAGGCTGGTTTCAACATGCCGATGCTGGGGATGTAAAATAGTAAAATGCCGGATATCAGGCTGGTTCAGTACGGGATATTTCCGGCTGACATCAACATCGATTTCGTCCTCCTGGGCGACGGCACGCTGGATTCGAGCGAGGCGCTCGCTACGGCAGTGATCGTCGCGCTCGGCACCAATCGGCTGGCGCTTGCGAGCGACATCCTGCCCGATCCGGATTCGACCGATCGGGCTGGCTGGTGGGGCGATCTCGACGCTCAGGAGATTTGGGGCGGCTGGCCGATCGGCTCGCGGCTGTGGCTGTTGCGGCGATCGAAGATCGTCGGCTCGCAAGCAGCGGATGGAGCGACAGTGACGCGGGTCGAGCAATATATCCGCGAGGCAATTCAGCCGTTCATCGAGTTGAAGGCCGCCTCGCAGATGTACGTCGCGGCGATTCGAGTTGGGCAGGAAAGAATTGACGCGCTGGTGCAACTTTATCGCGGTCCCGTGCTGGCGGTCGATCTGCGATATCAGATTTTGTGGGACGAAATCCCAACCGTGCCGATGATCAATTACTATCCATGAAAAAGAACGGCGATTTTGTGGATCGCCGCTCCTCTGCCAAGCCAGCCTCGCCTGGCCCCGCCACGCCCTGCCACGCCGCGCCTTGCCACGCCTAACCATGCCTTACGTCTTGCCGATCCTGGACACGACCCAGTCGGCCGCTGAACTTTATAGGTATCCATGCCCTGGTCAACGCCTTCCCTAAAGACTGTGCGCGGCCTAGTTCGGGATTCTATCCAGGCGAGCTTGCCCGGCGCCGATGCGCTCGTCCCTAACAGCGTGCTCCGCGTTATGTCGGACGTTCAGGGGGCGCTATGTTTTCTTACGCTTGAATACGAGGATTGGCTCGCACTTCAGATAATGCCCGATACGGCGGAGACGGTTTGGCTCTCTCGGTTCGGTACGATCTGGCTGGTGAATGCCGATGGTTCGACCGGCCGCAAGGTCGCGACGGCGGCTCAGGGAACCGTGAACATGACGGGCCAAGATGGTCTCGTCGTCGTATCCGGTGCGGTGCTGGCGGCTGCCAATATCGCGTACGAGACGACCGCCGACGTGACGCTGAGTGCGGCTCCGACGCCCGTTGCTGCCAGGGCGCTCGATCCAGGCTCCGTCAGTAATCTCGACCAGGGCACCGCGATGTCCACGGGCGTTGCGGGCATCACTTCGGTCACCGTGATCGACATGTCCGGGGGCGCCGACGAGGAGACCGACGACGAGCTTCGCGCGCGGATTCTACGGCGGATTCGGCAGCCGCCAATGGGTGGCGCGGCCAGGGATTACGAGGCTTGGGCGCTGGCCGTTCCAGGGGTGACGCGTGCTTGGTGCGCTGCTCTTGAGATGGGCATGGGCACTGTAACCTTGAGATTCATGTGTGACGATTTGCGTGCCGATAACAACGGTTTCCCGTTGCCGGAAGACATCTCCGCGGTCGAGGCCTACCTCGATACTGTGCGGCCGGTCGCGGTTAAGGATTTCTTTGTCGAGGCGCCAATTCCGTATCCCGTGAACTTTAGGCTTTCTTATCTTGATAGCGACGTTCCTTCGACGCGGACGTCAATTCAGCAGAGCTTGATAAATGAGTTTCTCGTCCGCGCCACGCCTGGTCAGCTGTGGTATCGCGCCTGGACGGACGAAGGCATTCTCAACGCTGCTGGCGTCAATGCGTATGCTCTTGTGGCCAGCGACGTGCCGATGCCTGCACCTGGGTACATGGCAGTGTTGGGTGACATAACTTTTGGCTGACGATGGCAGACCAGCATATCAGACGAACTGGCGCAGATTATCGCGAGGCCTTTCTCGCTCTCTTGCCGACCGGACCGGCGTGGCCTAAGCACGATATCGATAGCCTGCTGTGGCAGACCTGCGATGGTCTTTGCAATTATTGGGGCACCGTCGATGGCCGCGCTGCTGATCTTCTGGAGATTGAAAGCGATCCGCGTGCGACATTAGAGCTGCTGCCGGACTGGGAACGCAATTGGGGGCTGCCCGATCCGTGTCTGACAAATCCGCCGAATTCTCTTGATGGGCGCCGCACCGCGCTCGTCACCAAGATGACGATGCTTGGTGGCCAGAGCAGGCAGTTCTTTCTGAATCTTGCCAAGGCCTACGGATACACCGTAACGATCACGGAGTATGCGCCGTATATGGCTGGCGTGTCGCGCTGCGGCGATAGCCGCTGGTACAATCCAGACGATACAGCGCATTACTTCTGGCAGCTCGGTCCGCGCGAGATCAGGTTCTATTGGACCGTTCACGTCAGCTCGCTCACCTATAAATATTTCCACTGCAATTCGAGCCAAGTCGGCGTCGATCGCCTGCTCGACATCGGCATAGCGAACGATCTCGAATGCGTTTTCGACGCGTTGAAGCCAGCGCAGACTCAGATCGTCTATGATTATTCGCCGAACGACGCCCTCGACTTCACGCAGCTTTTCAACACTGAATATCTCGCGCTTGGGATCATGTGATGGCTGACAATCGGCAGATCAAAGACGGGCTCGGCAACATCTTCACGCTTCGCATGCGAGACATCTCGTCAGCGGGTGACGGAAGCGTGCAGTGCTCGATCGTGCGGGCGACGCCTTATCCGCTCGATTATGGTCCTGGCGGCGAATATCAGCATTATGCGGCTAGCGGAGTCATGGCCCAGGCGATGCCGGACAACTCGGTGATCTATGCGTTCCGCTGGCCCGCGCCGACCATGCTGGCGCTGATCTGGAAAGTGAAGATCACGGCATGGAGTGTCACGGCTTTTGCCGGGGGCTTCGTTGCCTTCAACATCTACGCGGCCCGCAATTACACTGCGATCGGCACGGGCGGATTGACCGCTGATCTCACCGGCAACAACAACAAGCTGCGCACGAGCATGGCATCATCCGGCGCCAGCATCGCCTATGCCAACACTGGCGGCCTGGCGCCGGGGACCCGCACGCTCGACACGGCGCCGCTGGATTCCTGGATTGCGCCAGCGACCGCGGCAGGCGTGCCATTTCTCGACAGCCCGATGACGATTTTCGACAAGCAGGTCGGCGAGCAGCATCCGCTGCTGCTGGCGCAGAACGAGGGTTTTGTAATCACCGCCAAGGTGCCGAATGACGGCACCTGGAGCTTCGGCGTGACGACGCGCTGGGATGAAGTCGCGAATTTCTGAGGACACCATGCAATACAATGGGCCGCTCGACCAGCCGTCAAATCCGAATGCGCCGTACATCGACGGCAATCCGGCCGCGGGCATTGAAGGGTCAATCGTGCCTGCGGCGATGTGCGAGTTTCCGCAGCGTGAGATTGTCGAGGTCATCAATCAGGCCAATCTTCGGGGCTATACCGACTTCACCGGCACGGCTTGCCCGTCACCGAGCAATGCCGATCTGACGGAGCTGCGGAAGGCAATCGAAGGCTTCATCACCGATTGGCAATTTCTGATCACGACCAACGTGACTTTCACAGTGCATGGACCCGGCGCTAATTTCCCCGATCTCATCACCGCATTCGCCTATCTGAGCAAATACAAGATCACGACGACCGGCCATGTGACATTGCAGCTCGGCGGATCGAGCACAGGCATTGCGGCCAAGTACACCTATAATCAGCCCATCGTTGTCGACCATCCGAATAACGACCGCATCTCGCTGCTCGGCGCGCCTATGCTTGGCAGCCTGGTGCCGAACGATTCTGGGTACGCATGGAACGGATCGAGCCAAGCGCAGCGGACGATAGACACCTCGACGAACCTGGCCACGTTGCGCGGCAAGTTCGCGACCGAGTTGTTTTTCCCTGGCAGCACCATCACCGGAACGCCGACCGCGTCCGGCGCCGTTGGCGCCGGGTTCATCATCCGCGGCAACATGCTGGCGGACTTCGACGGGCTGCTTATCACGAGTGACGGCGCCGGACTGGCTTGCGGCGTCATGTTCATGTGCCATGGGTTCTTCAATAGCTCGACGACGCGGCCGATGATGGGCTTGGCCGTGGTCGGGTTTTCCTATCATGGGTTCAACTGGGATACGGGCTCGGCGATTTCGAATTACGCGGTTGGCTCCAATGCGTCGCCTGTTGCGAACGCGACGTGGCTTGCGATCGGCAATGGCCAAGCTGGCATGTGTCTGGGCAACGGCTCATTTCACTGCACGTGCCACAACTTGATCTGTCTCAGCAATGCGGCTCACGGTTTTCTGGCGTATCCTCGCGCCGGTTGCCAGATCGATGCGGCACTTTTCACCAACGCAAACGCTCAAGAGGGTGTAATTGCTTTTGACGCGGCTAATGTTTATCTCGGTGCCGGTCAATGGGGCGGCCCAACTTATACTTCGCATTGTTATCGTAACGGCGGTTGGGGATTGTATGCGTTTCAAGCTAATATAAATTTTTCCGGAGACCTCGGCGCGAGTGGATACAATAACGTTGCCGGAAATTGCTACGCCATGGATAACTCAAGCATCGCGCTGTCGGGCTCGACCAACATCGGCGTGTGCTCGCCTGCTTATAATGCCATCGGCAACAACAATTCGATGATCAGCGCTTAAAGAGGAAAAACATGAATTTGCTTTATTGCGCCAACGGGATCGTGCTCGCTTGGCACGATGATTCAGCTCCTGCCGTGGACGCGAGCGCATATGGGACCGGCGTTCGGATTATTCCCTATGACCAGCCGATCGACACGCTGAGTAAGGTCGGATCGGCGCCAGCCGATCTCAGGCTGGCCGATACGCGGCCATATGGGCAACCAGCTGAAACGGCCACGCTGTTGAAAGCCTATGCATCGCAAGTGCGATACGACACCACGACCGCTGGGGTTGTCGAGCCGGTCTCGGGCATCACGGTCTTCACCGATCGCATGAGCCAGATGCTGATCGCTAATCTGGCCCAGTACGCCGCGACGCTGGCGACGACTGCCGCGATCGATTTCACTCAAGGCAATGTTCACACGCCGATGACGGCGCAGCAGGTGATCAATCTGAACAATCAGATCAGCGCGCGCGTGCAGCAGTGCCGGACGATCGAGGCGCAATGCTACACTGACATCGACAGCGCGGCTCTGACTACTTACGACAGTGTCGATTCCCGCTTCGCAGGTGTGTGATGTCTGGGCCGTGCTACTACGAAGCGACCATGAATATTGCGCTCAACGAGGACTGGATTGTCCCGCTGCAGTACGGCTATTTTGCCAGCGACGGTATCACCGTTGAGCCGATCGATTTGACGGGCTCGACGCTGAAGCTCGAAATCCGCCGCGAGGAAACCGATAATATTGCGCTCGTTTATGTTGCATCACCGGACCAGGGCATCGCTTTTTACAACAACGACCCCACGAGCGGATACTTCACGATCACGATTGACCGCAGCAAGCTAGCCCGCTTATGGGCGGCTACGTTCTTTGCCGACCTCGTGCGGCTTCAGCCGAACGGCTATCAGGAAAGAATCTTCGAAGGTTCTGCAATCGTTGCGACGGGCACCACGCGATGACACAGCTGGTTGAGATATCCCAGGGCGTGAATCGGTTGCTGCTGACGCCCAATGTGGCGCCTGTAGCGGGCGGACCGTCGCTGATCGTGCCGCAGGTTGGGCCGCCTGGACCTCCCGGCCCACCGGGTCCACTCGGGCCGCCGGGGCCGCAAGGGCCTGCCGGGCCTGCCGGAGCGCAGGGCGCAGGAGGCGCACCAGGAGCGCAGGGCCCGCAGGGAACGCCTGGCGCTACCGGCCCCGGCTACGGCGGAACGAGTCTGTCGGCGCTGACGATCGCCACGGGCTCGCAGGTGTTCGCTACGCAAGCCAGTCTGGCCTATGTGGCGGGCACGCGCTTGCGCGCCATGTCGAGCGCGGCGCCAACGACGAATTGGATGGAAGGCTTCATCGCCTCGTATGCCGGAAATAACATCACCCTCAACGTCGACGCGATCGGTGGCAGCGGCAGTCATAGCGATTGGCTGTTCGGGCCAGCGGGCCAGCAGGGCGCGGCTGGGCCGATAGGCCCGGCGGGGCCAACGGGACCGCTCGGGCCGACTGGGCCAATCGGGCTAACCGGCCCCGGATATCTTGCGACATCGAACAGCCCGTTGCCGGTGGCGATCGGCACCGTCGTGCTCGCGACGCAATCGGGGCTCGCCTACACTGCGGGCGCACGGGTGCGCATAGCGTCGCGCGGAACGGCCGCAGCCTGGATGGTCGGCAATGTGACTGCGTATTCCGGGACGTCGATGACGGTCGCCGTAGATACAATTGGGCCATGAAATGACTTACACCGACTGGGACATCAATATTACAGGTCCAGCGGGTCCGACGGGTCCGCAGGGTCTCATTCCGGAAGCGCCTGCCGATGGCCATCTCTATGGCCGGAACGGACAGGCTGCGGCGTGGCAGCAAGTGGCGCCGCTCGGCACTTATCTGCCGCTGGCTGGAGGCACGTTGACCGGTGCGCTAACCATGTCCAGCGCCGCGGTCAGCCTCGATTTTCCGGCTGGACAGAATAAACCGATCTTTTTCTACACGAGCGGCTCACCTCGCTGGATCGTTTATGTCAATGGCGTGGCCGAATCTGGCAGCAACGTCGGCAGCGACTTCGGTGTCGGCCGCTATACGGATGGAGGCGCCTACGTCGATACACCGTTGCAGATCAGTCGCGCCACCGGCACCGTCACACTTACGGGCGCCCAACTGAACGTCTCGCCTTCGGGGCCGTATACGCTCACGCATACTATTGCGCCCGGCGATTCAGCCATAGGAATGAACAAGGCCGCAGGAATTGTATCTGGGTCAAGTCCTCCGTCAGGACATTTCAATCAGATTTACGGCTCTACAGCTGGTCAGGCGAGATGGATCATGGGCCTTGGCGATAGCACAGTGGAAACCGGCAGCAATACCGGCAGCAATTTCGTAATATACAATTGCAATGACGCTGGTCAGACTGCAGGGCTGCCGCTGCAAATCAATCGCGCGACTGGCGTGGTTACAGTTCAGAACCTCGTCGTGGCGCCTGGTAGTAACGTTGGGCCGACGGCTTATTCTTCGGGCTTCGGCTTGGGCGGTGGCCTGATGATGGGTGGCACAAGCCCGGCACTCTATTTGGCGAAGATGGACATAAACGGAAACTACGCAGGTACGTGGTATTGTGCTTTCGATTATAACAGCGGCGGCGTTTTCTCTATCGCGAGCGGTACTGCTAACAAACCCGGCGGCGGCTCATGGTCAGCTGGCTCCGACAGCCGCATCAAGACGGTGCTTGAGGGATATACACACGGTCTCGCCGAGATCGAGCAGCTTAAGCCTGTCACGTACGTTTACAAAGGAAACGACACTCGCGATTCGCCGAAGGGCACTAGCATTCACGCAATCAGCCAGCATCGTGACGCGGCTCTGTCGCAGCGCCGGTTCATCGGACTGACTGCGCAGGACTGCGAAGATGTGCTGCCGGAGCTTGTCGGCCGGACCATCGGCTACATCGACGGTAGACAAGTCAACGATCTGCGGACGCTCGATCCTAGCGCGCTGGTCTATGTTCTGATCAATGCCGTCAAGGAGCTGAGCGCGCGCGTGCGTGCATTGGAGGGCAAGCCGCCGACGCTCCATCTCCCGTGGACGAAGCAGAAGGCCGCTTGATGACCTACGCGGATTGGGACATCAACGTCACCGGCCAGACCGGGCCGACAGGCCCCGCTGGAGCCGTGCCGGAGGCGCCTAAGGACGGGCAAATCTATGCGCGGCAAGGCAGCACCGCGTCCTGGCAGCCCGCACAGGCGCCGATCACGCCTGTCCAGAACCGCAACAGGTTCATCAACGGCCATTTCATTGTTGATCAATACCACAATTTTGTGCCGGTGACACCAGTGGCGCTTGGCGCAAACTATGTCTGCGACCGCTGGAATGCGAATATCACGCAGCCCAACAAGTTGACGTTCGCGGCCGTTCCCCCCGGCAACCAAATTTTGCCTGGCGCTGCTGGCTGCATGTCAATTCAAACAGCTTCAGCATATACGTCGGCGGCGGCGGATGTTTTCCAATTTGGCCAGAAGATTGAATTCAACGACATTAGGGATTTAGGATTCGGTTATCCAAATCCATCAACAATTACGCTTTCGTTCTGGGCTTTTGCCACCATTGGCGGGACATATTCAGGCAGCCTCTACGGCGGTACTGGCGGGGCTTCACAATCTCTACTGCGCAGCTATATCTTTACGTTTGCGCTCGCTGCGAACACATGGACGAAAGTCGTCATCACCATTCCTGGCGACACTGCGGGCACGTGGCTTCCGACCGGCGGACCAAGTCAAAATGGACTCGAACTGCGGTTTGATCTCGGGTGCGGATCATCTTATCGCACAGGCACCGTCGGATCGTGGATCGGCGGAAACTACATTGGTGCCAACGGCACGGCTGTGTTAGTTGCGACCGCTGGCGCTTCTCTTTATGTGGCCAACATGCAGTTGGAGCTTGGCGCGACCGCGACGCCGTTCGACTGGCGCTCTAGCGCCGACACTCTCACTGCCTGCCAGAGATATTACGAAACAGGGAACAATTTAGTTTTCTGTAGCAATATTACATCCGGGTTCATCTATTACAGCTCAACAAGGTTTCGCGTACAGAAGCGAACGCAGCCGACAATGACATTTATAGACGGCTCAAACGGTGGATTCCCGGCTGGACCGGTCACGTTAAATACGCTTACGACAGATGCCGTACTGGTGCAGAAAACATGCAACGTAACAGGCCAGGGACTTTATGTCTGGGGTTTCACTGCTAGCGCGGAGCTGTGAGGCTCGGTCTCATGTTCTCTAGCATATTGGGAGGCGAACGTTAACCCCGGCCCGATCGAGGAAGGCGCGAAGGTTGCCCACGGCGTCGTCGATGCGCTCCGCCGCGAGCCGGTGTCGCTTGCGCTCGTGGTGCTCAACGTGCTTTTTCTGTTGATTTTTTACGGTGTATTCCGCGAAATCTCGGCGTCAGCGGAGCGGCGCGATGTCCTGCTGGCCGAGATGGCAAAGAATTGCGTGGCACCATCAAAATAGAGGATCGCGCTCAAGCGACAGAAGGAGCCTGATCGCGGCCCGGTCGCGGCGCTTCAGCGCGATTTCGCCCTGCTCCCAGCGAATGATGGTCCTTTTGCTGAGGCCGAGGCGGGCGCCGAACTCGGTTTGCGACAGGCCGAGCCTGTCGCGCGCCTGTCGCGCAAATTCCGCTCCATCGGATATCGATGGGGCCGTTTTTAATGCACCTGCTTTGACGGACATGGGGATCGTCCTTTCTTTTTATTGCGGAGTGCCCCGCCGGATCGCAGCGCGGCCTTTGCCGGTAATCGCATAGCGGGTCACCACGAGGCCGGGCGGATTGACAAAGCGCTCGGTGCGAGCGGAAACCAGTTCCGCGCGGTGGAGCTTGCGAAGCGCCGTGCTGGCGGCACCAAGCCTTTCGAGCATCGGTTCGGTGGCGCCGCACGGGCAGCCCGCCAGCAGGGCGAGCAGTGCATCGGCTTTCATTTTACGTTCTCCTTTATGACGCGCTTGACTCCGGCACTCGCGCGCTGGGCGAAGGTCTCGCGCTCGGCCGCTCTGCGCCCGTATGTTGCGGCACAGGACACGGAACAGAAATAGCCAAAGCGCGACTCGTAGCTCTCGCCGTCCCACTCGGCGAAGCGGCCAACCGCCACTCGATCGGCATCGGTGCCGCCATAGCCTTTTCTGATGCTGACGACCTGCCAGTTGCTGAGGCGCTGGCATTGTTGGAGCGTCGTCGGCCGTTCGGCCTCCGGCAGATAGACGTGACGGAGATGTGAGCTTTGATCGGTGTGCTTGATCTTGTCAGTCGCCTTTCCGATCCAGACCGTGCGCGTCGCCTTGCGCAGCGGCTTGTTGCAGCATAGGCACTTGGGTCCCTGGTTCATTTTGCTGACTCCCTATTCGGTAGGTTACATCGCGGATCGCGCAGGCAAGGTCTCTAAGCTCCAACTTATCCCGCAGCGACAATCCGTCCTGTCGAAGCAAACCATCGATCTGGTCTGCATAGTCGCAGAGGCGGTTAATCGTCGTGAATTGAGCTTGAGTTACAACGGTGACCATGTGGTTTTTTCCTTTTTCAGTGTGTGACGCGCAGAGCCACCGCGAGAAACTGCCGCATAGGAAGCGAGCAATCCGGCGAACAGCCACGTGCCGATGGTTTGCAGATGTATGAGCCGCCCTTCGACGGCGGCGAAGCGATGCTCGATTGCGGCCAGCCGATGCTCAATTCCTGTGAGCTGTGCTTCAACCTTTTCCTCATGGCTCATTTATTGACTCCCTTTGTTTGGCATTTGAAGGCAGCTTTCAGCGACCGCATTTCCTGCTCGATGACGACCAGCTTGCGGTTGATCAGCGGGATGCCATCAATGCGCGGCTCGATGCGAGCGAGCCGGGCATCGATGCGTTCCAGAAGGCGTTCGAGATCGGTCATTGGCGTTTCTCAATGACACCCGTAAGCCGTTCCATCGCCTCGCGTGTCTGACGGTCGGCGCCGGTCTCGGGCTCAGGCGGCTCGGGCTCGGGCGGCAAGCGCTTGTCGAGGACCGTTAGCTTGCCGATCCGATAGGCGCGGAAGGCACAGATGCCATCGACGTTGACCCATACGCGCGTGCCTTCATGATCGATGATGATCTCGACGTTCTTGGGCGCGACTAGGTCGGGCCAGTTAATAGCCATTTGCTGACTCCTTTGGTTTTAGTGGGTGACGTGCAGAATTGCGATTCATTTGCTGACTCCTTTGTTTGTGACGTTGCAGCGATCAGGCTCGCTTTGTTGTTCGGCCGCGCATTTCCTGATGTCCGCCAGCGCGTTCTCAGTTGTATCGAAAAACCACGGCGCCGGGCCCGGCCGCGATGCGATATAGATTAGCATCCCGGCTATCTGTGCGCCGTACTTGTCCTCAAGTTCCTTGCCTTTCGCGCCAGCAAGGTGGATTGCCCATCCTGCCCGGCAATGTGTCGTACCGCACCAATATCCGGGTGAGCCGTGCCACGTGTACATGTCGAGAATGCCACCAGCCTCGATCTCCGATAAAATGGCCGCATCGATATTCGGCACGACGGGGATTTCATCGTTGGGAATTATGGTGTCTACATTCGTGAGATCGGCCCCTGTGAGATCGGCCCCCATGAGATTGGCGTTCTCGAAATAGGCGTCCGTGAGATTAGCCCCAGTGAAATTGGTCTCACTGAGATTGGCGTTCATGAGATCAGCACCCGCGAGATTGGTCCTGGTGAAATTAGCTCCCGCGAGATTGGCGTTCATGAGATCAGTACCCATGAGGTTGGCCCCTGCGAGATTGGCCAAAGTGAGATCAGCTCTCCTGAGATCAGTACCCATGAGATCAGCACCCTCACGGTAAGCCCATATGACGGCGAGGCCAGTCTTGATGCTGGTCGGCGCGTTATCAGCACACTCGATTTCGGCCGTAACCTGAATAACACCCGAGTAGCGATTGAGTAGTTCGAATTTCATGAGGTGGACTCCTAGATTTACCCGCGTGGCAAGCGCGGTGATGCTCGCATGAACACCGTGACACGGCCCGTGGGCCGTGCTGCGCTGCTCATTCCTTATCTGCTGAATAATCTGCCGACGACGGCAAGGGTTAGAACGAGATTGAAGCCAACCATCCACGTTATGAGCAGAAGCTTGGCTTCAAGGTTGGCAAGACGGTTTTCGAACGAGGCCATTTTCACGCCGCTTCGCTGCTCAAATAGGTGATACGCTTGATATTGATCGGCTTGCCGTTACACCGCATTGCATCGATGATCTGCAAGACGTAGGTAGCTTGATCGCGGTACCATTGCTGTGGCTTCTCACTGCGTCCAGCCAAGCCAATTTCCTTGGCGAATTCGTCGATGGTCATAAAGGTGTTAGTCCTTTCGAGCATGCGCAAGATTCGCACGGCAGCATTGATCGCTTCAGCGAGCTTTTCGTGATCGAATGAGACTTTGGCCATGATATTTCTCCTTGCTACGTCCCTGTGGGACGGTTCGCTGCGGTAGGCAGCGTGACGGCGCCCGCATGGGGCGCCGCTTCGCTGCTCACTGCTCTTTCCAATTGAGCGATTTCTCTGTATGGAAAGATTGTTAAGGCATGGCGTGGCGCGGCTTGGTACGGCGAGGCCTGGCGAGGCGTGGCTTGGCGAGGCATGGCCGGACAAGCTATGGGCGGGTCGTTATGACCCGCCCATTTTCTCAATGGGCCCCGACATCGATCCCCGGCGCGTTCCATGGCGCGCTTGCGATGTGCTGGCGAACACGATCCGGGTAGCCGGTGACGGCGAACAGCACCGGTTGCGAAGGCGCTGGCATGGAATGAAGATCACGGAATTCCATGTCAGTAAAAGTTACGATCAGATTGACATCATCGAAGTGCTCCTCGACGTATTTAAACAGCGGCACTAACAGCGTGCCGCCGCCGCCGCGGGGATCGAATTCCAACTCGTCGCCCGTGCAATATGTATCGACTCGGGTTACCCGCGTGTCGCCAAAAATCACGATAACTTCGTCGATCACGCCGTCGTCGAGCGCGGCTTGCGCCTCGTTACGGACGCAAGCGAGCGCCTTCGCATCCATCGAGCCGCTCGTGTCCACAAGGATGGCGACCTTGTTGACGCCGTCCTTGCGATTGCCGGGCAGATAGAGGCCCGATCCGGCAAAGCGGCGGTTCGGCCGCTCCCATGTCTCGCGTCGGAGCGCGCCCTGATCGAACCACGTGCGAAGCACCTCGCGCCAATCCTGCGGCACGTTGTTCGCTCGCTCGATGTCTCGCGAGATGTGGCCTGGACACTGGCCGACGGCGCGCGCCATCGATGCGGCTTGGCGAACGATCCGCTCCCATCGCTGGTCTTGCTCGGCGAGGTCGCCATCGCCATCGGCTGGGGCGTCGAGCACCTCGCCGCAGGAAGTAAAAGGCGAGGCGGACTCATCATCCGCCTCGCTTCCACCGGCCTGGTCTAGCCCTGCCTTGCCCCGCCCTGCCTTGCCCTGCCGCGCCTCGCCCTGCATATCGGCGGCCGTAGCCGCCGAACTGTCGTCGCTGGTGTTGCCATCAGCTTCGCCAGTCTCGTTGCCGGTTTCGTCGGGTTGATAACCGGCCTCATCCTCACTCTTATCATCTTCAGGCGGCGGTTGCTCGCCGTTATCGTCGCCATCGCCGTTATCGTCGCCATCGGGCTCGGGTTCGTCCGGCTCGTCCTCGTCCGGCTCGCCATCGTTTTCGTCCGGCTCGGGCTTGGGTGTCGGCTCCGGCTGTTGCTGTTGCCGCTCTTGTTCGCGGCGCTCCCGCTCCTCGTCAAGCTCGCGGCACCGATAGATATCTTCGGCCCCCATGTTGCGGAAGCGCTCATCAATCAAAGCGCCTTCCGGGAGATCAAAGCCCTGGTCGATGATGTCGAGGTTGATCGCATAATCGCAGGCTATGTTCCATTTCAGCGGGTCGCGCCAGCCGCGGCGCGTCGAATGATGGCGCGCATCGTGCTCGCTTTCATGAGCTTGCACCGCGAGAAGCTGGGTTTGCGTCAGCTTCTCGATGAAGTCGGGATTGAAAAAGTGCTGCTTGCTGTTTGTTGCCATCGTGCGAACCTGCCGGGAACAGATCGGTTCGACGTTGGACACCAGCACGCCGTAGAAGCGGCGCGCCAGTATCAGCTCGGCGCGCGCCTTCATGACGCGCGCTGTTGCTTCCCGTTCGATATTGGTAATCGCGTTCATTGTGCTGACTCCTTTCCGTTTTTGATTTGGTACAGTTTCAACCTCCGAGCAGCTTTATGAACGCGGCTCCCGCCGCGAACAAAGCAGCCCCTGTCGTCATGCCAGACAGTGCAGCGAGCCATGGCGCATAGCGAATTTCCTGACGCTTGCGATCGTGATCGGCGAGCATCTGGTCGATATGCGCGAGCTTCTCCCGCAGATTGATCTGCGGGAGATCGTCGTTTGGGTCAGACATTTTTTTAGTTCACTCCGTCGGGCAAATTGGTTCGTGACGACAGACTTCCCAAATGAATTTCCACAGATGGGAAGACGGTACCGCCGCAACACGCGTTCCGTATTGCCGGAACGCCAGCACCGGCAACACGCATGGCTCGGTGCAAACGATCAACTCGCCCTGCGTTGCTCCGTTTGACGGCATCACATGGACAGCACCTTCGTAAATGCCGGACATGGCAAGCCGATTGACAGCCGATCTTACTTTTTCGGTTTGCTCAGAAACCCATTCATCATAGGAAAACATGTGCTGACTCCTTTTGTTGGTGAATGCGGCACGCGTGGGGCGCACCGCACTCGATTACGCGAAGATTTTCTCGACTTCGGCGACGATCTCGTCGGCCGATTTGGCGACCGCCTCGCGGGCACCTTCGTTCTCGCGAAGCGAACTAGCATCCTCGACGCACAATTCGCGCTGAATGCGGGCCGTGATCGCCGCGAGCTTTGCGTCATCGGTCAGGTTGAACGCGGGCAGCAGTTCGGCCAATTCGCGGACATTGTCGACCAGCGAGTTTTTGAAGTAGCTACTGCCGCCGCCGAACTCTCTGAGCTTGGCTGCCATGTGGCCGACGATGTCAACGATCTGTGCCGTCGTGTGGCGCATCGCATTATCGACAACCCGATCCGACGTTTCGGCCATCTCGGCCTTGATGTCGGCGACCGTGTCCTCGTCAAGATCGCTGCGAAAATCCGTCACGTCGGGGAACGGCAGGATGGTCATCTCCAGTTTAAACCGGCTGCGAATCTCATTGGCGCCGGGATAGTCGGCATCGTTAAACAAGCCGTTGAGCGCCCGCTTGCGCTCCTCGACGAATTGCGGATAGCCGCTGGCGAATTCATCCGCAGCCTGTTCGAACTCGCGCTTGAGCACACGAAATTCATCGCTAAATTTGGCGAATAGCTTGTTCGGCAGAATGCGCGGGCCCTCATCGGCCCATGGCCGCGTCAGCGTGTAGTGCAGTGTGCGCGCCGCCGAAACCAGCGATGTGAGCTTGGCGAGGCGCTCGGCCTCGATCAGGAGCTTGTTGAACCGTCCGGCATCTTTCGATGCATTGTGTGCGCGGTTCACCTCGTCGGTGACTTTGCGGTCGAGCTTTCTGGCCGACCATTGGCAAATCTTGACGGACACGAGAACAGCCTTGCGGGCAAGCGGGGTGACAATCTTGGACATTGGATGACTCCGATTTTAGGTTGGGGGTTTTCGATGCTCGGGAATGAACACCGTGACGGGCACGACATGCGTGCCCGCTTCGCTGTTCACATCTGAAGGATGATGTCTTGGTTCGCGCAAGCCCAAGCTCCGTAAGCCTGGGTTTCCTTTAGCTTCTCGTCGCGCGTTGTCGCATCGTGCACGACCAGGATTTCGCTCTCGCGCGGCAGTCGCTTCGCATAGGTGATTATGCTCGGCAGCGACTTGCGCGTGGCCATGCGGCCGAGCCCGGTGCAGACCGCGAACCTGCACGACGGTTCGGTCGGGACCGGCGCGCCGTCCGGGTCGGCGATGATGTCGTCGAGCGATCCGAGCGAGCGATACAGTTCGAGAAACGCCTCAAGGTCGGCCGCGTAAGCATCGCCGACCAGCGACGCGAACAGCCGCAATCGGTGCTTTGCGGGGGCGTTGATGTACTTCGATGCCTTCGTCCAAGACCGCGGCGTTGGCGTCGCGTTTTCGTCCCCTTTGAACGGGACGTGCAGGTTCTCTCTCCGCAGGCGGATGTAGGCGACGATCTCGGCAGGCACATCGTTCGCGTTCGCCCACTTGCACCACGCATCAACGTCGGGCGTGACGTAGAGGTGCGCGAGTCGATTGCGGAGATGCGTCGGCATGCGCTGCGCCGCCGCTTTGTCGCTGATGCGATTGCCTGCGCCGATGACGCGCCAGCCGGGCGGCAGTCGATAGTCGCCAACCGTCCCGTAAAGAAAGAGCCCGCCAAGAATGGCTTGCATCTGCGGGTTCGCTTGGTTGATCTCGTCGGCGAACAGATAGCCAAACTCGCCATCGCGCTCGGCTTGCGGTAGCTCGTCGGGCACAAGCCATCGGGTCTTGCCGGTCACGAGATCGGGGACCGGGATGCCGCGAAGATCAACAGTCTCGCGCAGCGCGGCGTGGAATTCGAGAACCTTGCGGTTCTTGCGAGCGCCGAGCTGGTGAACGATGTCGGTCTTCCCGATACCATATGTTCCCCATAGCATCACCGAGTCGCCAGCGTCGGTGAGAATCTCAAGTAGCGTTGCGGCCTCGGCGATGTTGACTTCGTGTTGTGTAATTCCGTTCATGGTGGATGACTCCGGGTCGGGGTTTGAGGGGAATTGCCGCTCTTCATTTGAGACTCCGGTTTGTTGGCGCGGGATTGCGCCGGTTTCAGTCTGTCAACTTCCTTCCGCATGCCTCTTGGCTTTCTTGGAAGGTTTCCCCCAGGCGCGTCGTCGCCGTTCAGGAGGGCCACACCACACCGTCGTGCTGGCGATGGGGCAGGCTAGGGCCGTTACCGTGGTGGGCTTTGGCGCCGGTTTCCGGTTCGTCCAAGGGGCCGCGGGCTCTACCAAGCAGGGCGTTGTTTCTGTCTCGCCAGGACCATCTCTCTCTTACATCCCTAATATAGGTGACAGAACGTCACCATGCAAGGACTATTTGTCCCGCTGTGGATGGAATAATTAGGGGACGCCGGTTGCCCGACGTCCCCTCGCGTGCCGCACGCTGGCGGCTCACTTCGGTATTTGGATCACGATCGGCTGAGGTGGTGTCTGGCCAATCTTGAACCCGATGAAACCAGCCACGGCTGCAACCAAAGCTGCCGTGGTGGCGACAACAAGCAGAACGCCGCGCGGCGTGTCCCAAAAGACTTGCTTGCGGCGCAACAAGATGTCGAGCCGCAGCAATTCTTGTTTCATAGCGTGATCAACTTCTGATTCTGCCATGGCCTATTCCGCCTTGACTTGCTCGACGGTCTTGCCAGCTTCGTCGGGCACGTCTACCATGACGGCCTCGATAACTGGCGGCCGGATTAGTGCCGTTATTTTCACGACGCGGGCGGCATAGCCGCCTTCGTCCTCAATGAGTTTCTCCAGTGCCTCGCTTTCGTCGATGACGACAACGTAACCGCCATCTTCATTGATCGCGATCCAAAGTTCGCATTCGACCTTGTCAGTCATTTGTTTTGACTCCTTCTTAGAAAAACACCGTCATTCAAAACGGTGGACGCTCGAATGAGCATCGTGATGCGGCGCGCGTGGCGCCGCACTTCGATGGTCACTTACCCTCCGAACACTTTGACGAATGCAGCTCCGGCCGCAAACAAAGCTGCACCCGCGGTCATCCCGGCGAATGCCAAACGCCAAGGCTCGTAAGTTTTCATCTGACGCAATTTCTCATGCGATGCACCCTTCATTTGCCGCAACTGTTCGGTGCGGTGCTCGATATCAAGCAGTAATTCGTCCCACGCCTTGCGTTGTGTCTCCTCAGTTAGAGATTTCGCCATGTGGATCACGCTCCCCATGGCAGGCCGAAATGCTTGGAACAAGTCCGGCCGTAGCCGACCGCCGTGCTGCGGTCGTCGCTGAGCGATCTGTTACAAAAACAGCACGCACCGGTCAGCTTGCCGTGCTCGGCGGCCACCTTGGCGGGCTCGCATGCGAATGCGCGAAGCCGCGAGGTGATCGCAGTGGTCCGGCCATTGGCGCTTCGCGAGGGCTGGTAGGTCCCGTCCGTCGTGATGCGGCCGAGCCATTCACGGCCATCGCTGCCCGTGCCATTGGATTCAAGCACCGTGATCGAGCCCGGCACCTGGGCGCGCTCGCCCGCGACATTGAGCCGGATCGCCATCCCGGCATCCGGCACGCTCAAAACGATCGCGGGGTATTTGAGGTGCTGCTTCGCGTGAGCAAAGAGCGCGAGCACGCCGGAAAGATCGCCGACCACAGCCGTGGCTGTCGGGGCCTTGTCCACCGCGACCGCGTAAGTGTGGCCGTAGCTGTTGCTCTCGATCAGCGCGCCGACCTTGACCTGTTTGGCTTGGCCGCTGCGCGTCGTGACCGTCACGCTCGTTCCGAGCGGCTGCTCGGCGTCACACTGCACGGCCCATTGGCCGTCGATTTTGCGGAAGGTATTCATAGAGCTGACTCCGTTTCTTTGTTTCAGTGCTTGGGTTTCGTTTCAGTGTTGTGGCGATTGATGAACCAGAGCGCCGCCACGGTGACGATGCCATCGAGGAACGTACCAACCGCGCCGTAGCTCGCCGCACCGAAGGTGCAGCACACAATGACGACGAAGATGTTAATTAGGGTAAACTTGGGGTTTATCATGTTATCTATACCGTTATCTATAACGCTCATTTTTGACTCCGTTCCGTGGTTTGACCTGATCGTCAGCGACAGGCGGTCAATCCTGTCGAACGCGGCTAAGCCGCGTTTCACTTGTAGCCTCACCTAAGTTGCTGGCCTCATCAACGGTGCGACCGGTTTGCGCCGGTTTCGGTCTAATCTTTTTCTTCGAGCGCAAGAACACGCGCACCAAGCTCGCGCAGTTCTCCCAAGGCGCGGTCGATGTCGGCATGCATCGCCTCAACCTCGCCTGCTGTAATGTTCGTTTTACCCAAATCATTAACAGCGGCGCGAAGTAGCCGTGTATCTCGCTGCAATGTGCCGATTGCTTCGCCGATCAAAGGTAAGCCATTAACGCGAACCTCGATGCGGTCCAAGCGTGTTTCGATACTGTTTAAGTGTGTTTCGATATTGTCTAGGCGTGTATTGAGAGGATTGAAGTGCGCATCTAATGCGGCTCGCATGGCCTCTGCTGTGAGATCGGTCATTCTGACTCCGTTTTCGTTTGAGCCGCTGCGGACAGCGGCTCGGTGATGGCTCACGCTTCGAAATAAGCTTTCCGCGCCTCGGGCAATCCAACATTGAGCGGATCGCCGTTCTTGCGCGCAGCGTCATAGGCGACCTTGGCGGCCACCCATCGGTTAAGCTCCTCGCGGCCCGCTTCCGGCACAGCCGCGCCATAGGTTTGCTGCCAGGAAGCCGCCTCGGCGCCGGAGCAGTACTCGGTCAACCCTGACCAATGCACATGCTCGGCGTCGTCGAGATACATGGCGCCGCCAAAGCGGCAATATGTGCTGGCCTTCGGCTTGTTCCACACATCGCCGCGCTTGGGATTTGTCGTTTGGCTGACAAACCTGAAGCCCTTGCCATTCTTGTGTTCGAGCCAGTACCGGATGCGGCAGCGCAGCCGGAAGGAATAAGGGTACGATTCCACAACGTACGCAGTTTCGGGTGAGATATGGCCTTTCAAGAGTTTCATCATGTTTGACTCCAGCTTTGACCTGATCGTCAGCGACAGGCGGTCAATCCTGTCGAACGCGGCTTAGCCGCGTTTCACTTAAGACACGCATTTCCGCGCGTAGGCGTGCGCTTGTTCGAGCGACATGAAAAACTTGATCGTCGGCAGCACCTCGCCGCAGTCGGTATCGACCAAGCGAACGCGCTTGGAATTGCCGACCGTGAAGATGTCGGCCCGCAGGCCGGTGTCCGCATTAAAGTAGGACGCGATCTCGGTAACGTTGGTCTTCATCATTGACTCCTGATTGAATTCCTCGGACCTAATCGTGGTTTTGACCTGATCATCAGCGACAGGCGGTCAATCCTGTCGAACGCGGCTTAGCCGCGTTTCACTTAGGAAAAGCTCGACGTTATCTTCTTGCAGATCAAGATCACTGTCACGGCGGCGACGCCGCCGACGATCGCCCCGACTGCGCCGCCCGGCGAAAGCCAGGGGTTCGCGCTAAACGCGCAGGTTGCGACAATCTGGAAGACTTCGAACAGGTCAAACTTGACATTCATGGTTTTACTCCTGGTCTCATCAGGCGGCGCGTTTTACGCCGCGATCGCGCTAGGCGCGGTTTCGACCTTTCAGTTCAGCCCCACATTGTTGGCAATCCAATCGTTGTGGCGCTGAACTCGCATCGCGCACTCGGCGCCACGGTCATAGGCCTGGCTGTAAACGCCATGGTAGTTTCGCGAGGCGTCGAGCGCGCGTCCGTAATCGCGGACGCCCTCGTGGAAAGCTTCCATCTTGTTATAGGGGGCGTATTCATTGGCGATGTCTTCAATGGTCATATGCAACATTTTCGTTACTCCGTTTATTGGTTTGACCTGATCGTCAGCGACAGGCGGTCAATCCTGTCGAACGCGGCTAAGCCGCGTTTCACTAAATTCGACCTACTTGCCCTTTCCGGTTCTTACCTTGGGGAGCTTTCAGTTCGGTCTGCCTGGGCGGTCTCCGTCTGGTCTATGACGTCCCTTCGGCAGCAGTTCTTTGGTAGTCCGTGGTTCCTTCTGTCTGTCTCTTACATCCCTAATATAGTGCCATTCTGGCACTCTGCAAGGACTATTTGTCCCGCTGTGGATGCTAAATGGTTAAATGTTGGTAATTTTTCTGTGGACCGGCCGTCGCGGAATCATCGCGTTTGTGGTCTAAGAACCAGCGCTGACTTTGAAATCACATGGGGACCAACCAAAGAGGAGATTAAATAATGTCTGGAGGTTTTCTCGCCTACATTCTGCCTGTCGGTGGCGGCGGCCCGGTTGATCCGGGGTTTGGAGTTCCGGGATGGCCGAGCCACCCAATTTCGCCCGGTGGACCGCCGCCCTATCCGAGCCATCCGATTCCACCGACGGTATGGCCCAACCCGCCAGGCGGCGGAGGTGGCGGCCCTGGCGGACCGCCTCTGGGCACGTGGGGTGGCGACGCACCATGGCCGGGATATGCCACGCCGCCGATCGCGCCGGGCGGTCAGCCTCCCGGTATCTGGGGCGGCCGCCCGCCGAACTACGTCGATATCGGTGGCCCCGGCCACCAACCGCATCCCTCGCACCCGATCGCCCCTGGCGGTGGAGGTGGAGGTGGAGGTGGCAGCCCGCCCGGCATATGGGGCGGATCGAACGAACCGTTCCCGACCCCGCCGATTTACATCGGCCCGCCGGTGCCTGCTCCTGAGCCCCCGCCCGTGCTCGAATGGCATTCGGCATGGACCCCTCAGACCGGCTGGATGACCATCGCGGTGCCGCAGGTGCCAGCGCCGACGCCGTCAACCTGAAATAAAGGCAACTTAAGCCAGCGGCCGCTCATGCTCTGGGCGGCCGCTTTGCTGTGCCCGACGGCGCAGCTCCGGCATTCTCAACTTGTACCGGCGCAGCGCACATGTGGCGCAAACGTGCAAATCCCTGCTAAGCGTCACGGAAGCTTCGTTGACGCATAGCTTGCCCGTCAGCGGCGAAATATCCCTGCAATCGATCCGGATATTGAGCATGCTGGTTCCCCCCATTATCACGTAGCATCGTGATGCACCTCGTCGAGCGGTTCGACAAATTCGACCAGGTCGAGCCGCTGCGCGATCTGACCGGCAGCAAATTCATCCTTGTGCGCATTCCAAAATCCGCGGCAGCAAACCGGGTCGCGCTTGGCAGCGTGATGGCAAACGCGAAATCCGGCGAAGCCCATATATCGATCCCGCACTTCGTCCTCAAGCGCTTCGAGGTGCCATCCCAAATCGGCGCGATAGATGCAGGTGTCGCACGGCCTCGCCATTACGCGAAACTTAGCGGCTCGGTTTTTCACGGTAGAATTTCTTTGATCCGCAGCGTTTCGAACAGGCGCCGAACGAGGAAGCTGCGGGCGATCGAGATGAAGGTAAACACCACGGCAATGAGGAGATTGTCGCGCAGCGGGATGTGAACGCCGAACCACGGGAACACGATGATCTGGCTGCTGACGGCGATGCCATAGCCGATCGCCACATTGAGCAGAGACTCGACGAGTGACGCTCGTTTAGTTTGTTTAGTTTGACGATTCACGGTCAAATGTCTGCGCCCCCTCACCTAACGCAGCGCCACGATGGCCAGCCGTGCCGCCCGTACCAAACCTTATGCATGTGATGGCGGGTGCAAACGTCATCGCCGCGCGGTGCCCCCGCCGGTATGTCCACCGCCGACGTTAATGGGCCGACGGATCGTGTCGGCTGTACCATCTGCACCGGAGCGGCAGCATCCTCGCTGGCGGCGGCCGGAGGTGGCGCCGCGGCGATCACAGTTGGCGGAGGTCGCGGCGCAGCAATGATCGGCGATGGCACGGCGAGTGCCGACACGGGCACCGACGCTACACGCCCAGTCATCTCGATAACCCGTACGCGCTTAGGTTCGAGCGCAGCGGCGTCGAGCGCGGCAGCGGCGGATACGACCTTGGCTGGCGCTGGTGCGATTGCGTGGGCGGCCGGTACCGGTGCGAGCGTGGGCTGATGAAACGCCCGCAGAACGAGATACGAAGCGACCACGCCGACGCCAACAATTGAAAATACGATCGGGCGCACGTGCCTCACGTCGCAATTTGGACAATGCTCGACGCAAACCATGCCGCAACGATGTTCCGTTGGCGCTCCACAATGGGAGCACGTCGGGACATCTTGATTTCGCCATCTGCTTACGTGACTGCGCCAAGCATTGCGCAGCATTTCGCGCAGCATGAACATCATCGACTTGCCCTCCGGTAGGTGATGACCGCACGCGCGCCATCCGGCTCCGTGACCCACGTAACCTCCGGCACTATCAGGCCGAGCCAGTCGATATCCCGGCGCAGCACATCGAGTGGAATAGCCGGAGCGCAGCTTGCACCAATCTCGTCAGCCCCAATAACGATAGCCCGGCCGCCGTACGGCTCGTGTCGCAGCGGCAGCTTGAACGCCCACACGGGCACGCCGCGCCTAATTGGCATCTCCTCAACCCAGAGGGAATCCCGCCTCGTGCTGATCGTCTGGTAATCGAGCCATTCGGCGCCGATCATCCGACGCATGCGTTCCCGCATCTCGTCGTCGTCGAGCCCCAGATCGACGATTTCGATCCGTTGCGTCCGCGGATCGATCAAATAGGCGTTCATGCCAGATCGACGTTGGCAAACATGCCGCCGTCGCTCTCGATCCGACGCTCCGCCATTGTCGCATAGGCAGGGTTAAGCTCGATCCCGACGCAATTGCGCTGAAGACGATCCGCAACAAGACCAACCGTACCGGCTCCGAAAAAAGGATCGAGAACCGTGCACGGAACGACCGCGGCATCGCACTTGCAGGACGGCGCCCAGCCGAGTGTCTCGCGTTGCCCCACGAGTTTGCCGTTGCCGCTACCGAGTGTGGATATGGCCGTGCCGCCGGTGATAACGCCGCCGCTCGCGGCAAGCGTAGCCTCGCCATACTTGCTGCCGTCCCATCCTTTGTCGACACGTTTAATATCACGCACCAACGGCACCCCGCACTTCGCGCAGCATCCCCTTGCGCTCGTCCCCGCAAGAATGCACGGCTCGACCAGCGCGGGCGGCATGGTTGCGAAATGAGCGTCCGGGAAACTCTGGGTCGCGATCTCCCACACAGAACGCTTGTTGCGCATGGCATAAGCAGTGCTGGCGATATTGAGCAACCCCGCTTTTGTCCGATGCTCCTCGGAATCGGAGCGCTCGTATTCGGCGACGCCTTTGTGCGACTTGTTTCCGCTGGCGCGACCTCGATTGCCACGATGCGGCGTCTGCCCCGGCGCAAAATAGCCTTGCCCAGTCAAATCATGCTCGTTTTCAGCAACGGCTGGTTCCTTGATTGCCTCCGCATCATAAAAATAGCGCGCGCTTTTGGTTAACATGAACAGATACTCATGCGCCTTGGTGCATCTATCGGTTATGCTTTCTGGCATCGGATTCGGCTTGCTGTAAATTATGTCCTGCCGCAGCCACCAGCCGTCAGCTTGAAGCGCAAAGGCAACTCGCCATGGCACGCCATCAAGTTGTTTGTCCTGGTACCCGCTGCCGAGATTGAGCCACAGCGTGCCGTCCGGACGCAGTACGCGCCACACCGCGCGAAACACCTCGACTACGTGCTCGACATAGGCGGTGTAGGTCGGTTCGAGCCCGAGCGCGCCACGCCACGCGCCGCAGCGGCAGAAGGCACCCTGAGTTGCGTTCTTAATCTCAGATGGTTGTCCGCCGGATTGCCATGCAAGAGTATGACGGCGATAGCGGTCTTTCGGATCATTGCTGACAATCTGATTCCCCCACTCGTGCGCACACTCAGGATTACCCCAGATCGTCGGCGGAACGCCGTAATCGCGGAGGCCCCAGTAGGGCGGGCTGGTGCAAACCATATGCACGCTCTCGGCAGCCATGCTCGCGAGCACCTCCCTGCAATCGCCGATGTGAATGCGAATCGTCATCCTTCAAAATAACGGACCGTATACGCGCCAATATGTTCGCCCGTGAATCAATGCGCCGTCCTCTTTCTCGCAATGCATTGTGCACCAGTTCTGACCCGTTGCGTTGACGTGATCGAGCACGGCATCGCAGGCAACAAGGCCCATAAACTTGGCGGCTTCGATAACATCCTGCAAAGTGCCATACAGCGGTTGGAGTGTGGTGCCCCGCCAATTGCTCGGCACGGCCCACGTTGTCGTCAGAATTTCCCCGCGCAAAATGTATGGCAGGAAAAAACCTTTGGCCTGTCCAAGCGCGGCGGGACCATACAGCGCCGCCATTCGATGGCACCATATTCGATAGGTCCCCATGAAGCGCGGCCAGACAGAGTGCATGATATACTGATTTTCCACATCCTTAAGCATGGTTTGGCATCACTCTACTTAGCAACCCAGCGCCGAATCCGTCTAATGAAGTCGTCTGTCCGTTCCTTGAGACGGATCGCTGGATCGTGACTCGCCGGAAGCAAAATCAAGGCAACGCATACGGCGATTGCTATCCAGTCAGACCAGTCCATCATTGGCCTCCGGGCCAAGGGAGCGGCTGAACCTGCTGATGTATTACGATAGTCTTGACCGTCTTGGCCCCCGGCGAAGCCCCGCCCTGCAAGCCAGTCCAATCGGTCAGATGCGGCCGGTCATCGTCGATCGTATAAGCATGCGGCTGAGCGTGCGGCTGAGCGTCATCGGGCAAATCAATCGCGGCGGGCAGAGGCAGCTCAATCGTGGCAACCGCCTTTTCCGTCGTGACCGCCTTTCCCGTCGTGGATGGCTGTGTGAACCATAGCAACCATAGCCATGTGAATACCGTGAGAACGATAAATGCAACGATGCCGATAACGATGCCCTTCAGCATGTCCGCCTCCTACTCTGACTCATGGTCAAAAGCGCCTGCCGCACACAGCGACAGAAAGCCAATGAACAGGAATAGCGCGCCGCCGATCACCGCGCCGCGCCAGCCGCTCGTGATCCAGTAGTAGCCAACGCATGAAATGAAGAGCGCCACCACGATGGCGTCGAGGCGGCAGACCTTGAACCGCCCGATCCGGCCGAGCGGAATAGCGCCGAAATCGCAGAACGCATCCCACGCCCGCACGAGCACGCCTGGAATCCTGATTTGCATTCCCGCCACATCAGGTTGCCGAGCGATCGTCGCCCGCAGAACCCGGCTTCGGCTTTCGCGGCTCGTGAATCACCATGCGCTTCCATTTGCCTTTGACCAGCCGTTCCTCGACCTGTCCCCCGCATTTTCTACATGGGCCAGTGTTGTTGTCGTTCAGCCAGCCGCAGAACTCGCATTGCCAAGTGATGATCATCTCGTTTGTCCTCATTCACTTTCGGCAGGAACAACGGCAGGAACGACCTGCTTACGGATCTCTGAAAGGATGCTCTCTATGCTCCGCTGGCGAATCATGAGGGCGTGAATTCCTCTGTGCAGCTCAGCGAGTTCGCTTTCGATCCTGTCCAGCCGTTCGAATACGAGCGTAAAGCCTTCGTCCATTTTTTATCGCCTCACATGACTGCCCTTGAAAAGCCGCCGCCAAACGCGCGGTCACCTGGAATGACGGCGGCTCTCGGCACGAGGTTTTTGTTATAGCGGCTTGGCCTCGCGCCATCCTGCCGTGCCTGTGGATGGGTCAGGCACAGCAGGATTTGCGTTAGACCACGGCGCCGTCAGGCTGACGCCGCGAGGCGGCAAACCCCAGCACGCCAAGGCCGATGATCAGGCCTGGAATGCCCGCGCCCAAGATCGGGCTGGGTACGGCAACGGCCTGGATGTCGATGCCGCCGTTGAACGAACCAAGGCCGTTTGTGCTGATGGTGTAGATCGCCTCGGCGCTGAACGGGTTGCTTTCGAGCGCGGTCGTGGTGACATCCGCCGATGCCGAGTTGGCGGTGATGGCTGGGGTGGTCGCCTGGACCACGCCATTGATCTTGGTCTGCTCGGTTACCGACCAGCCGGAGGTCAGCCCCGTGACAGAGAACTCGTTGAGGAAGCTCTGCAACGAGCCGGTACCGGTCAATCCCGACGCGACGATGTCGAGGACCAGTGTATGCATGCCGGAGATAATGCCCTGCACGTCGAGTGTGTTGGTCTTCAGCTCGTCCGGCGCGGTCAGCGAGCCGCGCGAGTTGAGGGTCAGCGAGTTCAGATTGAACGCCGATCCGAATGCCGTGTTGCTGACGTCGAGGAACGGCAAGCCGCCCGAATCGAGCGTATCAACCAAAACGTTGTCGGCGGTTGCCCTCAAGGTGATGTCGTCTGCTACTGCCGGGCCGATGACGGCTAAAGCGGCAATAGTTCCGAGGAGAAGTCGTTTCATTGCTAGAGTGCTCCTTACTTAGTTTAAGGGGGAAACCCCGATGGCGATCTGCGCCACCGGGCAATCGTTATCGGCCGAGCCGCACCCGCCACGCCAGGCCCCGCCCCCGCCGAGCCTCGCCATGCCCCGCCGCGCCACGCCACGCCTGCCGTGTCTTGCCATGCCGTGCCAAGCCGAGCCTTGCCTTGCCTTGCCAAGCCTCGCCTGCCACGCCCTGCCAGGCCAAGCCATACCCCACCGCGCCGGGCCAAGCCCCGCCTCGCCTGCCACGCCAGGCCATGCCCCACCGGGTCACGCCCCGCCGCGCCCCGCCACACCATGCCTGCCTTGCCATGCCTAAGTCAGACCGCGAGTCCTCCCGCGCGGCGGCGGCGGCTGACGTTGAGTCCGAGCAACGTCATCAAGCTGGCGACGAGGCCGGGAAGCCCCGCGCCGACAACAGGGCCGGGCACTGCCGATGCCGCGACGTCGATGCGGTAGTGCTCGAAGTCCGTGATGTTGCCGCCGACTGTGGTGTCAACCACGGCGAACTGGCTGATCGTCTCGCCGTTAATCGCGGTCAACGTAAAGCCACTCTGTGCGTTCGGGTCGATGTTGCCGAGGTCGAAGGTGAACACCTTGGTGCCGCCGCCGACTTCGTTGGCGGTCACGACCGCATGCACGTCGCCAGTTCCCTTGAGCGAGAACACGTCGGTGGCGGTCGGCAGGACGGTGGTGCCCGCCGAGTTGAAGACCTGGACTTTCAGGTCGGTGGTGTTTTGAATTTTGATGTCGTTGCCGTTGGCGGCACCGACGAAACCAGTACAACCAGCCAAGCAGCTAAAATCCACCAAGCCCTGGTTTTGGCCGTTGAAGCTGCCAATGGCGAGGTTGCCATTGAGGCTCTGGAAAGTGACGTTGTCACCTGTTCCGCTGAGCATGTCGCTGATCATGACATCGGCGTGCGCGCCGATGGGGATAGCCAGCGCGAAAACACTGGCCAGTAGAATTTTTCTCATTTCATGGGTTCCTTCCAAAGGTTACGTGTGAGTTCCGATATTTCTCCTAAGCTGATTTCCCTCCTGTGCTCGACGCCGCCGCATTTTGATTCCTTAGATTCCAAGTCTTGGACTTTATCCTCGATGATGAGATCGGCAAGGCGATTAATTATCCCGGTGGCGAGGTGAAGCTCATCGCGCAGCAAAAACATCTCTTCGCGAAAGCCCCGAAGTTCATCACGGATGATTCGAACATCGCTGGCGAGATTTCCAAGCTGTAGCGCAATAAATGTCAAATCCGGTTCCGTCATTTATCTGTCTCCCGAGCGCAGGCAGAAACTCCCGGACGAACTCCAGCCCCATGGGCATGTCCCATTGGGCGGCTTCGGGATCGCAACCTGAGCGCTCTGAGAGGGCGCGCAGTAGCTCCCGCTGGTCACGTAGCCGAACGGACAAGAACCCCCCAGCGGCGGCCGTAACACGGGCAGTGCCAGACTGAAAGGAATTGCCCGGTCTGACGCTGTCAGAGTGTCTTGCGACGGCAGCGGCCCGGCTACCGCGGCACTTGCAAGCGCCAGCGGCACCGCGACAAGTATGGTTTGACGTGCGGATCGCATCAGAGCACCAAGTGCGCGATTAAAATCAGCAGGATAATAGTCAGCATCGTGAGCCATAATGCGACGCGCATGCCGCGCATGAGTTCCTCGTGGTGGTTCATCACCATCGCCATTTCTGCGGCAACTCATTGTAGATTCCATCACAACTATCCTCGTAAGTTTTCGCCAGCCGCTTCCATCCGGCGCCGTGCGCATCCATCGCCGAGGCTTTATACCTCGCATATCGCGACATATCATACAGATATTGTGCAATCTCGCGCATCTCGCGCGGGTTTTCCGTCGCTTCGTCGATATTTCCGAAACGCTGTCCTGCTATATCCAATATCAAAATCATGTCTCCCCCTCCATCTTGAGCCACCGCCCATCTTGCTGCTTGACGTAGCGCTGCCCCAATCCCGGCCCTATCCCGACACCATGGGTTCGGAATGAGAGCAAACTCATGAGAGCCCACAGGCCGCTTGATGTTTTGCCAGCGACAAACTGGGTAATGACCAAACTGCCGAAATCATCAAACTGCGGAACATTCCCCAGCCAATAAATCTGCCCGCCCCCCATTACTTCCTCCCTGTTTTTTCGCCCCGCCTGCCGCGCCTCGCCTCGCCAGGCCTCGCCATGCCGCGCCCCGCCGTGCCATGCCACGCTAGCCTTGCCTGGCCCCACCACGCCTCGCCACACCTCGCCCGACCTTGCCATGCCATGCCTGCCTCGCCGTGCTTTGTCCCGCCACGCCATGCCAAGCCTGACCGTGCCATGCCTGCCTCGCCTCGCCTCGCCCAGCCGTGCCTGGCCTAACCCCGCCTCGCCGAGCCTTGCCTGCCACGCCATGCCTCGCCTCGCCGTGCCGCGCCCAGCCAAACCAAGCCTGACCATGCCTCGCCATGCCCCGCCACACCTGCCGCGCCCAGCCACACCTTGCCGTGCCCTGCCAGACCTCGCCACGCCATGCCTGCCACACCTTGCCTTGCCTTACCTCGCCCGACCAGGCCGTGCCGTGCCCCGCCTCGCCTACCCACGCCTGCCTCGCCCTGCCTCGCCTCGCCCGGCCATGCCACACCTGACCACGCCACGCCCAGCCTCGCCTGCCTCGCCATGCCGCGCCTTGTCCCGCCAAGCCTCGCCTCGCCATGCCCCGCCATGCCTGCCACGCCACGCCACGCCACACCTCGCCTGCCTCGCCTCGCTGCGCTTTGCCGCGCCTCGCCCTGCCTCGCCGGACCCAGCCCGGCCTCGCCACGCCTGCCCCGCCACGCCAGGCCTTGCCACGCCCAGTCCTGCCGTG